TGATCAATTCATCACCTCGATAAGCAACTCGACAACACCTATAATACAGTGAATTGTAGTAATTAGTTAATGTAAATTGTGGCGTTTCTCGGTATAGGTCTCGGATTGGCATATGACCATCGTCTGGCCCGAGGCGAACGTCCAGCGCTGCGCCTGGAGTGCGAAGCGGTAAAGCTCGGCTGGCTGGCCATCCTGCACGGACGCCTCAGAAATCGCGTAGGTCATGAGGGCAACACCGCTGTGGTGAGATTCAGCCTTGCAGACGCATTCGTCTCCCAGTGGATCTCGGCGCGATCGGCATCCAGCCGTACCCATTGCAGCCAATGCACGGACACGATTTCAGTTCGGGGGACGGCGACGCCAACGGTCGCATCGAGGGCGACGGACTCTTCTGTTTCTGACACCGCCTGGATGCCCGTCACGCGACGCAAGAAATCGCCCTGCCGGGTGCGGATGAGCAGGTCGCGGCGCAACGGGTCAGGCCAGAAGCGATGTAGCCCGGCGGCGGCGATGTAAAGGCTCGCATCGGTCGGCTGGATGTCACGAGTGATGGCAAGATCGTCCGACCAGGTGGGTATCCAGAATGGTTGCACCCGTCCGGCACGTGCGGCCAGCCACGCCTTTGCCGCATGGATGCGGGCGCGGTTCTCCAGCAGGAAACCCATGTGCCGAGTGGGATGCGCCCGCCCGGTTAGATCGTCCACGGTAACCAGCCCGGTCGTGTAATCCAGCACCGCCAGCATGCGTCCGATCTCGTCGCCGTGCTCTTGCCCCCAGTCGGGGTGCCACAGGAACAGGTGGGCGCCTCGATATGTCTGGCTGGTGATCTCGGCGGCTGTCAGGCTCGTGTAGGCGGCATCCACGAACCGCAACCGGGCGGACATGATGCGGTCAGTCACGCGATCTAGCCTTGCCGTACCGTCCAGGTGCATCACCGCGCCGGGGTAGACACGGGTACCGGCTGGCCAGGCGCGGCCCAGCGGCAGTTTCAGTGTCAGGGCGTTGCCGGTGACCGAGAGAATCTCTGTGGCCTCGGCCCGAGTGTCGCCGGCCCACAGCACCGCCAGCCCGCCTGCATGGTAGTCGTGGGTGGAGATGTCTGCCGGCAGGGCCAAGTCGGTCGTCCCGGCGGATACGGGCGATGCGATGTCGCTTCGGTCTGTCCATACCGGCACGCAGTAGTTGCGCCCACCCCAGCCGTGAATCAGTGCTTCCAGCGCTTGAGCACGCCCGCCATCCGTCAAGAGGGCAAACTCGAACGTCCGGCGTGGATGCTCGCGCAGTCGCACGCGCTGCTCCGTGCCATCCCAGGCGGTGAGCACCTCGTTGGCCCACTCCAACGCCTCCAGTACACCGGACGACCAGTCTGGGCGCAGGGCGAAGACGATGATGCGTCGCCCTGTCACCGCCAGCACCAGCATTTCGCCCGTGGCAAAGGCGAAGTCGAAGCGCGCGTCGATCACTGGGCTGCCTGCGGGGGTGATGGTGAGCGTGAAAGGACGCTCTTCCAGCGCGTAGAATGAGGAGGGCGCGGTGATCTCATCCAGTTGCAAACCATCGATGCCCGTAGACGTCAGGCCGGTCAGGTCTCGAGCATCAAACCAGGCATTCCAGATCGAGAAGTGGGCTGTGGACACACCGACCACGTTGCCTGCGTCGAGATAGCGCGACGGCAGCAAGTGGAAGCGGTCGAACCAGTCCTCTCTGAACGTCCGATCCTCGTCGCTGGTAAAGTCAGAGGCAGGAAGCAGCGCAACCGAGACGAAGCTCCTCGCACCCGCATCCGTCACGATGCCGACATTAGCCGGCGTCCCCAGCCACGGCCGGTCGGCAAACACGTCGGGAGAGACGCGACCGTTGGCGGTGGGAAAGAGTGCTGGCGTATCGTCCTGTCCGGTGAGGTTGGTCATGGCTTATCTCAGGTAGGCAATGCCTGCCGAGTTATTGACGCGACTGATCGGGAAGAAGCACTGCCAGGTGTCTGGCCCAAGCGTTAGCAGATTGCCGTTGCCGATGGCCTCCATATCCACCAACCGTATATGGGGCAGGAAGCCGACGATGGCCGGAGTGGAATCATTGATGGGCGAGTTGATGGCAAGGCGCGCTGGCAACAAGGGGGCGAGACCATTGAAGGCGTTGGTGACCGGATCGAAGCCGAACAGGCTGATCGTCCGGTTGCCCTGCGCCCCGTGCCACTGGCCAGATCCATTGAAATCCGCACGCAGCGCGACGCTGCCGATGTAGGGTGTGCTGCCCGCCCCGTATGGCTGGTAGAGGAACTGATCCCCACCGAAAAAAGCGCCACCCGTCCAGGCGCCGACCTTTTGCGTGTCGCAGACGATGAAGTGCGTATTGGCCTGGTTGGGCGAGATGAAGCATCCAGCCAAGTATCGTGGGCTTGCCTGGGCGAAGAGGTGATACGTGCAGGGGAACAGGCTGTTGCCATTGGGCTGTGCGGTGCAGGTGAGAGGATAGGGAAAGCAGCCTGGCTGGGCGTCCCAAGTCGAACCTGAGTCAAATCCGGTCGAACCGTAGAACTCCATCGCTGTGCTCCAGCCGCTTCCCTCGTCATAGGGATCGCTGCGGAAATGGGCGTAGAAGCTGGCGATATGAATAGACAGCGTCATGCCAGAGCCATCCGCCGCCCAGCGATCTACTGTCCAGCCCTGGAGGGCGGCGAAGGCACGAAGGGCGTCGAGCATCTGGTCGGGTGTGGCGGCGGTGCCGGTTGCGTAGGCCATGGGTCACTCCAGTTTCAATGCGGTGTAGTTGGTGATGCCGGTTTGTGCCACATCCTGCAGCAGCAGCCAGGTGGCGGCGCCCACGGTGAGTGTGTTCTCTGTCGCATTGGCGTAGCCCGACACATGGGCCAACCCATCGATCTCGCCCAGCACGTCTTGATGGCCATTGTTATCCGCAGAGATGACGATGCGCATGACAGGATAAACGTTGCCAGGACTGGGCATGGTGCTCAAGCCGACCGGCCACAATTGCGCATAGATCGCCCATCCGCCGCCGGGGGTATGGATGACCGGGGCGAGATTGCTGGCGACGGACGACCAGCGCGTGTCGCTGCTGCTTCCCATGACCATCAGCGGATAAGGATATTGACCCGGTGTCGCATAGGGCAGAACTAGACCTAAGTGGATGAGCATCAAGCGGGTTGAGACACGGGCGGCGACGAGGATGCGGCGTCCGTTGGCGACGAACCAGTAGGGCATGGGCTGGTTCCACAGCGCCATGTGTCGCTCGGGAGAAATATTGGGCTGATCTGCCCAGGCATCCAGCGGCAGGTATCCGGTCGCACCCTGGATATGCCAGTTGTAGGTGTCGAGAGCCACGTTCTGGTCGGAGCGAATGCCGACATAGATGGTGTCAGCGCCGGCCAGGCCCGGTCCCTTGAGAATGAGTTCCTGGGTAGCGGCATTTTCAACCCAGCGGAGTTCCTGCCAGCGCTCGCCGGTGGGCGTCAGGGTGCCGGTGAGGAAGGTTCTGAGCTTTCTCAACAGGTCGCGGTAGTCTGTAGCGGTTCCGGTTTCGTAGGCCATTATGAAAGCACCTGTTTAACGCCGCCCGCATTGCGGGCGATAATGTTTAGGATCGTCCTCTCGCCGGCAGACGAGTTGAGATAGTCGGCAGCAAGCGCCGGGTCGATCACATTGACAATGCGCACGCTTTGCGAGGGCGCAACAGCCGGCGTGGGCGACACCGCAGGCACCAGACCGCCCTCGGCAAACGCCAGTCGCGGGCCCATCCAGCGTGGCGCAAATAGACCACCATTCAATGTGTGGAGGAAATCCACCCCGATCCGGCGCACGGCCTCGGCCCGCAGCACATATTCACCGGCGGAGAGCCGCGCCGGGATGGAATCACTGGTCGCCGTGCCGGGGCCGGTGACGTAACCGCCTGAAGCGAAACCAGCCCATTTGAAGAAGCCGGAGATCAACCCGCCCAACCCGCCACTCGCGCCGCCCGATCCGCCCTTCATGCCACCGAAGAGTTCCTCTGCGATCTTTTGCGATGCGATGCGGTTGATGGACGCCAGTACCGAACGGGCGAAGTCTGCGAAGGCGTCCTTGGCGGATTTCGCCCCCGACCCGATCTGCTCGAACATCGAGGCGAAGGCGTTTTCCACATCGCCGTTGATGCGGGTGGCCACATCGTCCGCCTCGGTCTTGAGGCCAGCCACCTCCACCTTGAGACGGGCCACGCGGTTGATGGCTTCTTCGGAGCCGGTGGCGGCCGCGAGTGCCTGCATTTTCGGAATCATGCCGTCCACTTCGGTGGCGGTTTGTTGATGCAACGCCAGCACCTCGCGCCGCATCTGCGTCTCAGTGAGCATCCCGGCATCCTTCTGCACCTGGAGTTCCCGTTCGCGGATCGCCATCCGCTCGGTGACCACCTGATACTGCCGTTCGAGTTTGGCGAGTTCCGCCATGTCCGCTTCGACGTTGATCAGGCGTCCGACATCGGCCACACCTGCGGTGTCTCCCATGCGTTGAAGTTTTTCGATCAGCGGCTGATATTCGCGTTCGAGTTTCGCGCGGGTGATCTCGCCGCCGGCCCCGCCCTTGATCTCGGCCAAGCGGTCTCTCACTTGGGCGAGTTGATCGGAAAGTTCCTTCTCGGCTTTGGCGGCGGCATGGGCGTTGGTGACCTCGACCTCGGAGCGCTTCATATTGAGCACCGTGATCTCGCCTTCGATCTTCTTTACCTCCGCTTTGGCGCGCAGGCGCTGCGCCTCGTCTTTGCCGCCGACTGCCACATTAGACTGCGCGGCGAGTTCGGCCTGCTTGGCGGCGAGCTCCTGGTCGAGGGCCTGCTGCTCGATCTGCGTCTTGGCTCCGTAGTAGTCGCGAAGCGAAATCAGTCGGTCGTCGAGTGATCGGTCGAGAGTCGCTTTTTGCAGATCGAGTCCTTCCTTCAGGATTTTGATCTCGCTTTCGGCCTGCGCCTTGACCACGGCGAGCCGCGCGCCGGTGGTGTCCTTCTCCGCGTCGCCGGTGGTTTTCTTTTCGCATTTTCCGTTCACCCATTGCCCGCCCGAAACCACGCAGGCGATGCGCTGCATATCTTCAGTCGGCTTGCCCGTTGGGTTCTTGGATTCCGGTCGGGCGGGTACAGTGAGCGACTTGAGACGCCCTTGTGCTGCCGCGAGTTCCAGCTCCCATTGGGCGAGGTTTCTGCGCAGCGTGGCCAACGCCTGGTCGTTGAACTTGACGTCGAACGGCGAGAACGGGATCTGGGACTTTCCACTATTCACCTTCTGTCGGGTGGAATCGATCAGTTCCTGCAGGCGTTTGACTTCGTCTCGCGCCTGCTTGATCTCGGTGCCGTTAAAGATCAGGTTGCCGACTCCGCCCAGTCCCACCCACAAGGCCTTGAGCGTCCCGGCTTCGTTGGCCGCTTCGCGCATGGCGTTCGTGATATTGATGAGTTCCGGTAGGAAATCCCGTGCAAGCGAGATGCTGAGCGCTGAAGAAGAGGCTTTGAGGGCCGTGAGGTTGTCGTTGAAGGCCTCTGCGGATCGCGCCGTCTCGGTGGTGAGTTTTAGCCCCAATCTCTCAGCTTCCGCCGTGAGTTGATTGATGCCGGCAGCCCCCTGGTTCAAGAGCGGGATCATGTCCATGCCACTCTTGCCGAAGAGTTTGACGGCGAGTGCCGTCTTGACTGCGCCATCTTCCAGATGGGCGAAGACGTTGGCCACCTGCAGCAGCACTTCGTCGGTCGATTTCATGCTGCCGTCGGCATTCTTGACCGAGATGCCGAGTGCCTCGAACATTTGCGCCCCGTCGCCGATGCCGGTGTTTGCCTCGGTGATGTTCTGCGACAAGCCCTTGATGCCCTTCTGCAAGGACTCCAAACTCACGTCCGACAACTGCGCGGCAAAGCGCAAGGTAGAGAGTGCCTCCACCGAGATGCCGATCTTTTGAGAGAGTTTGTTGAGATGATCCGCCGCGTCGATGGCGCTCTTGATCATGGCGGCGAAACCGGCAGCGGACAACGTGACGCCAAGTCCCGCCAGCATCCCTTTGACGCGACTNGACTCGTCGCCGAGTTTGGCCAGGTTGCCGCGAATCGAGTCGAAGGCGGATCGGGTCTGATCGACGGCGGTAATCAGCAGTTGGGCGCGGTCTTGGGCCATGTCTCAAATCTTGTTCAGTTGTGTTTCAATCGCTCGGGTGAGGACGGGAAGTTGGCCTCGCACCGTGCCTTCCAGATCGAAACGGCGTTTCAGGGTCACGGTCGGCACCAGTACGGCGATGGGGATTTCCTGTCCGCGCTTCACGCTTTTTGCGCCGGTACGTGCTCGTTCTGCACGCTTGAAGCGCGTTAGAGATGAGGCGTTCTCGCGGAGGTTCTCTGCCATCAGGATGGCGCGGCCGTTCTTCTGGATGAAGTACGCATTGCCGGAGCGAATCAGCGCATCGATGACGCGCTTGAAGGCGCGGCGACCGATGCGACGGCCTTCCTCGGTGAGCGGGATCAGCATGCGTCCCCCAATCGTGCCGCCACGGACATGGATGCCGAGCCACGGAATCTTCGAGCCGATCAGGAGCGCCGGCAGTTTGTCCGGGTTGCGGTCATAGACCTTGGCGCGCAGGGACTTCACGAAGGCGGTTTTTTTCACCGTGAAACCGGCCTGCATTTTTACGCGCACGGACTCGACGACCTCCTTACCTCCCTCGCGCATGCCGGCGGCGACGGCTTTGTGGATAGCAGCTTGCTTTTGCCGCGTCCAGGCATCGAGCTGGGATTTGTCGAGCAGGCCGGCGGTGGTGAGGGAGATTTTAAGCATCGAGGCCTTTCAGCACCTTCTTGATGGCGTCACTGCCGCCTTGCGAGCCAACGCTCACGACCGTCAGCAGATTTGCCAGCCGCCGCGATTCCTGTCGATCGATGGCGGCAATGAAGGCATCGGTCTGCGCCAGGGTGTAATTCAGGATGCTGGTGTAGGCGTGCCCGGCACCGATCAGGCGCTGGAGCGCATCGGCCCAGGCATCCGTGCTCCGATGCGCGCCGCCGACTCGATCATCGTCGGCCACACGCGCCGGATAAAAAAATCGGCGTTCACCTCGAATACCGCCTCACTCAAACGCACGGCATCGTCGAGTTCCAGGCCCGTCACCCATTCGTTTGGGCGGCGACTGGCGATGGCGACAGCTTCGATCACCGCCTCTCCGTGTTCGGCCAGGAGCGCCAACCAGTCGTTTGATGCCGACAGACTGGCCGCTACCGGCTGTACGGCGCGAGCGAAAGCCGGGACTTCACCGACCTTGAGGGGCGTGAGTTCCAGACTCTCGCCGCCGATGACGATGGAGGTCGGCACCGGCGGCAATGCCGCGAATGTGTTGCCCGTCATCACAGCAGCACGATGCGGCCAAACTGGCCGAATTGGCTTGCGGCTGGCTTGGTGAGGTCAGCCAGCACCTGACCGGAGAGCTCGAACTTCATCAGCTCGTTGCTGATTACTGACAAGTCCTTCGCCGGATTGATTGCTACCCGGTAGAGGTCGATCACGACTTCCTTGTTGGCATCTGCCGTGTTCAGGCCCTCGAAGCGCACCCAGCGCTCTGGCAAAGGCTGCGTGAACATCGCCGTGACGTTGGCCGCGCCATAGCTGTAGCTTGCCGTGATTGCGCCGGTGACCCCGGTGAGATCGGTAAACATGATCGAACCGTGCTTGGCGTTGACCGTGTATTGGGTATCCGCCACCGTCGTTGCTCCTGCCTTCAGAACCACACTGGAGACGTTTTGATTGCCCAGCAGATACAGCTTTCCGAGTTCCGCCGTACTGATCACCGGCTCATCGGTCACCGTACCGGTGGTCACCGCCGTGGTGGAACCGTAGAGGGCGAGTTCCAGATTCGACTGGATCAGTTCTTCCAGCGTGCAGGCGAACTCGCCCTTTTTGGTCTTGATGAGTTGCAGGTCAGTCAGCCGCTGGCCGGATTGGGATTCCTGATGCTCCAGCGTTTCCACAGATAGCGACACCTTGAGGTCGGGGACGTTGCCGACGAAAGTGAGGCCTTGCGGGTTGCCGTTGATGTCGCGTGCGCCGATGAAGACGCGTCCTTGTCCAGAGAAATAGCTCATGAGGTGTTACTCCTTGGTTGAGGTGAGAGGAGATGTTTGGTTTGCTTCGTTGTGGCGGGATCGCCTGGGTTCTGCGGACGCGACCGCTTGGCCGACGCCGTGCTCGATGAGCCAATTCGCCGTGCTGTCATCGACATCGATGACAGTGCCAGCACCGTGCTCGACACCGGCATGGGTGTGGATCTTGTGAAGTTCGACTTGCGGCATGTGGTTATCCTTTCTGGGTGAGGTCGTGAGCCAGCGTGCGGTAGGTGATGCGGTAGCGGGCAGGTAGTGCAGCCGCATCCATGTCGGCGTCGTCCTGCTGCCACTCGCAGTCGATTTCTTCCGTGCCGAGCGCGAGGCCGTTCAAGGTCACATCGTCCATCAGCGCGGCGTGCACTGTGGTCATGAGCCGGTCTGCAATGGGCTCGGGTAGCTCCGTGGCTGTGCCCATTGCCAGCGCCACGATCCGAATCGTCAATTCACGTTCCGCCCGATCGTTGATGCGCCGGACTGACTCGGATTCTGGAAACACCAGCAGCGCCGGTAGATGCGCCCGGTCGGCTGGAGTAGTGGGCTGCCGACGTAGTGTTGCGCCTTCCGCCGTGGCCACCGGCGTTAGCTTGCTGGCGATGGTTTGGATGATCTGTTCACGGAGACTGAACATGGTCATAGCCGCGAGAGGTTCGCCATCGTTTCTGACCCGTCGCGCACTTGCCGCACCTCGCGCACGCGATAGGTCGTTCCATTGATCTCCAACGTGTCGCCCTGAGCGAGAACCAGTTGCTCGGTTGGATACTCGATCTGGTAATCACGAGACAGTGCCAGCCCGTCAAGCACCGACTCGTCCGGCGCGCGGAACGCCACAGAGACCGTGACTGATCCCACCTTGACGGCGGTCAGTAGCCCGCAGCGCGCAGCCGCAGCGTAGAAGTCTTCGATCGCTACCATCACGACATCGTCAGCTTCACCAGCACGCCGGGGCGGTGGCACATCGGCAGCGGGTTGGACTGAGTGTGCAGATCCGTGCCTCGCTCGAACTTCCTCGATTCCTGCTTGGCGTAGAGCGGCTGGCCCAAGGTGTTCACCGTTTCGTTGAAGTCCGCCGGCGAAAAGTAGGTGCCGAAGGTGTCCACCGTGCCCACCGGGAAGCAGTGCGCCTCGCCGGCGGCGATGAAGCGACGACTGGTGCCGTTGCCATCGGTCGCCTGACCCCGGTACTCCTCGAAGACGATGCCACCGAAGGTGAAGCCGGAGCGGACGTCGTCGCGCAGGATTGCGCCCTGCTGGAAGTTCTCGTAAGCCTTCTCGACCTTGGGGTGGCCCACGAGTTTCGCGAAGAACTCGGGCGAGCATAGGCAGCGCACGCTGGTCATGAACTCGCCCTGCAGGTTTTCCTCGATGTGGGCCAGCGCGTCGATACACTTCTGGCGCACGTTTGTCGTGTCGGT